TTGATGAGCATGTTAATTTTCCTGGCATGGCTCTCACTGATGATAATTTGCTTGTGGTTGGCAAAGAAACTACATTATTATCATTCAGTGTCACCAGAGAGGGCATACAGTTCAAAGATGGTGCATCTGTGCAACAGTTTTTCAGCAATGCAGAAAACATACAAGATCTGCATGTGTCGCCTTCCAATAAGAATATCATTTATTTAAATTCAGGCAAAAGCATTAAAAAGGCATGGCTCACCAACTTGGGATACATTTTGGGTGAATTCAATTACAATGGCGCATCCAATGTGACTTTAAAATGGGTTGCAATTGCACCATACAGCACAGACAGTGATGCTGTGGCTTTGTACTCTTTAATATCCAACAAAGAGCAATTTAGTGTTAATGTGGACTCAGTAAAAATTAATACCATATTGAATGAGTTTGAATTCATGATTTATTCCCTGCAAGATATAAGAGTGAAAAAAGAAGAATACATTCAGGATTGGACTATTCTCAAGAGTTTGCGAAAAGTGTACTACAACACTCTGCTTCTTTTGCAAAACATAAAGTTTAAATTCTTGGAAAGAGAAACAGAAAACTATACCATCATATACAAAAAAATATACAACGAAAACTTTCTAGGCTATTCCGAAAATTTGGATTTTGATGCCAATTTTAACATAGGTATAAACGAAATTTTTCAATCAGATGTTCTCAATAGGTGTGTAAGGTCCATTTTGGAATTGCAAAAAACTATTTTAATTTTTATAATCAACAATAAAAACAACAAGACCTATCTGTCACCATCCCCACAGCAACAAGATACTGGCATAAGTCAGTACATATACTTTGCAGATGACAGCATTATTTTGTCGCCCAACCCTTCTAAGTTAAATATTTTTGAGTCTTTGGACCCAGCTGGTGGCATGTTAACCAGCCTAGGTGGTGCACCATACAACGGCATAGCAGGAATAAGTGTAACAGGAGGGGTTAGTATCTAAATAAACATATGGCAGGCAACTTCACATTTCACAACAAATTTCATAGAGCCAATCATCATACTCTTTCTTCTTTTGATATTGTTGACTCAGGTCTGGACCCCATTGCATCCAAGGCATACCCCTTTCTGGGTGTCTTTTACAATAGACTCACTGATCAATCCAGATCATTTAACATTGACACCAATAGCTTGGAATGGTGGTCTGCATTTACTACCATGGTGGCTTATTCAGGCATATGGATGCCCACGCTTACATTGTACACCACAGTCAGCACTCTTAGCGATTCTTGGAATTTGGGATACAGTGGATACACCACATTGAAAAGTAACAGTGCAAGTTATGACAGCGTTTATGCAACTGTGTGCTCTTTTAGCGCGGATTGGGGATCTCCCTTTTTGATGTTCACCAACAAAGTGCAAGAGTACACTCATGCCAAAACGTTCTCTGGCCGCGAGCTTGTGTTGAACACTAATTTCGTTGGCAACAGCACTTATGAGTGGAATCTGGATGAACAACAAGTGGCGTTTTTAACAGTGAAGAAAAACATCTTGATTAAAAACCCAATTCCAGGCACCATGATAACTGGGGGGTTGTACACGTTGGTGATCAAACAAAACAATTTGCCTGTGGCAAATGTGGGGTATGATGTGCAGTTTGAACCTGCTTACAGATTTAATGAAAGATTTACTGAGGCTGCAGGTCTCAACATTGTGAACAAAGCTTTGTCTGGCATAACTGTGTACAATTTTGTGGCAGTGGGCGATTTTCTTTTTGGAGATGTGACATATCTTAGCGGCAATTACTAAAAATGGGCAATTCAGTACTTCATAATAAATGGCACAGCTTCAACCATTACACTGTTGCACTGGAGGGGTATCCAGACAGTGCCACTGATCCTGTGGCATCCAAAGAATACCCATTTCGTGGAGTTTTTCACAATTTGGTACCTGCCATCACAGGTTTGAAGGTGACAGGGGTTAACATATTTGTACCTGGATCTGGATACACTGTGCCTCCTAACATATTCTTAAGAACATCACCCAACAGAGGCATCATTGTTCCCCCATTGGTCACTGCCAATCTTGACCCTGCAACCAAATCCATAAGTTCTGTGAATATTGATGAGCCTGGGTTGTTCACTTTTACTGGCGAGCTCATTATTGAACCAGATCCTTCTGATACCATACGGGTCAACGCCATAATGTTTACTCTGTTTGATGCAGTTAGCTCCATATCAAACAGTTTGGGTTGGTGGACGTATTATTCATTAACCCACACCAACTCTGCTGACTGGATCAAATATCCCACAGTGAACAGCACCACCACAACTTTGTCATCCAATTGGAATTTGGGATTCTCTGGGTACAACTTGTTCAAAAGTGTTTCTTCCAATTACCAATCAGTATTTTCCAACACTTTTTCTTTGTCACCAGCAACTGTTTATGATGGCACAGGGGGCACAGGGTGGCACTTGGCATTATCTGCAACAACTCACAGAACAGATCGCGCTTATCAAATAGACACCCATCAAAAAGTGGCCACACCAGTTCAAATATTCAGTGATTTGAACAACACTGTAACTTGGAATGCATCTGCGCAAACTGTGTTTTTGGCCCTCACCAGCAATGCATCATTAACTGCTAGAAATGTTGTGGGTGCCACCAGAGGCGGCAAATACACCATGTGGGTGTATGTTGATAGATGTCCAAAACAAAACGCCAATTTAATTTTTGATAAAGAAGACTACAATGTGTCTGTGAAGGCCGTAGACAACAATTTCATAACAACCAACAATGTGATAGCGTTAACAGCAAACTTCATCACCAAAATTGATTTTGTGTATGATGGGGACAGAATGTTGGGTAGAGCATCAAGATTCAGAATATATGCACCTACTCAAGATGATTTATATTTTCAAGGAACAGGCATAAGCTTTACAGACCCCAATGTTGCATCCAACAAATCACCAGTGTATTTGAACTTGTCCCAAATACCGTATGACAATGAGCTCAACAAATTCTTTGTTCCCAATTCAGATGTTGATACCAATTTAACTGGCATAGTCATGAATCAAAGCTTTTCCAACGTCTTCACGGAAACTTCATCATTTTATGTGGCCGGTTCTGGCATCAGATTGGGTTACCTCAATTCTGACAATCAATATTTCAATTACACTTTGATAAATCCAGAATTTCAATCCAAAGCAAACATCACCCAGTATCGTGAACTCACTGGGTCTTTTGACAGAGTTGTGGGAACTCTGTCTGCCCGAGGCAACTGGCAGCTGCCACAATATGCGCAAAACTTGTTAGCATCTCCCAGTGAGGCTGTGGTGACAGACAATTTGATACTGTCAGCTCTGCCCACTGCCAAATACAATGGGCCTTGGCAACTTGAAGACTCTGCCATCAGAACAGTCAAAACATGCACCAGTTCATACACTGTTGAAATATTCTCAGGCAGAAACAGAGACATTGCATCCATATTGGTGAACGATGTTGCAGTGGCCATCAACCCCATCATCCCCACCACCCACATTGGCACTTGTTACAGGCAACCATACACCTTTTTAAATGAAAGAACAGCATTTTTAACCTTTGAGAGAATATCCAGTGATTATGACATTCAAGTGACATTTCAAACTCAAACTCCTGCTCTCATACCCAATCTGTATGCATGGATGACAGCTCAAAATGACTTGTCGTTGTCTTTCACAACACCTCTATCAGCGTTGACATCATGGAGATCCAACACTTTGGAACCTTTTTCCATATCCAGAACTCTGCAAGCCTTGGCGCCAATAGTTCAAACTGAGTTTGGAGTGAGAAGATATGTGAATGTTTCTGGTGGCCGTTCCATGCAAAGTGCAGAAGGTTCCTCTCTGAGGCCTTTGACAGCTTTGAGTGCCAACAATTCCTTCATGAAAGGTTTTACCACGTTTACTGTGTTAAAAACTTTGACCTTCCCCACCAGTTCCGTTGTGTGGTGGATAGGAGATCTTAACACCAACAACACCATGAGAGGTTATGGCCTGGTGCTGTCTGGCAGTCAGTTGTTCACTATTGGCAATTTTGCCGATATAAAGTCGCCAATATTAACTTTGTTGAGGAATGATTCTACCCGACTCAATCCAAACAGCATATATGTGATTGCAACAAAATATGACCCTGTTAACTCTAGCAGCTCTAGCAGGCAGGAAATTTACGTGAATGGTGTCCCTTCCATACATCAAAGATCATTTTTTGGCAACGAAGTTGGCATACCCATGAATAATTTCAATTTAATAATTGGCAGACATCCAACCTTGGCCCAAGCCGCCGGCAACTTTCATTTGTACGATTTATGCATATATGATAGAGCACTGAGTAAAAGCGAAATTATTAACATGAATAATTTTTTAATTAAAAAAATGTCACTGTTTTCTAATGCATGTGATGGCAGCACAGCTGTAAACGTGGAAGAATTGCCTCCAGGTTTTATTTCTTGCAATACTCCTGCTGCAGCTAAAGGCAATGTAATATATCCTTATGAACAGACATATGTTATTGGCTCTCAATCAGGTTGGGTTGAATTGGAGTATACAGCATGGACCGTGCCAGACCGCTTCATTGTAATATATGATGGTAATGTAGTTATAGACACTGGATACGTGGGTTCAGTAACATATAACAGAGGCAACAGAAGAATCAACCTTAAAGCAGCGCTGAAGGGCAAAATTGATCCAATAACACTCAACGCGTACCCAGATTTTGATAATTTCCCTGGTGATGGCTACCCCATAGTAACAGACAATGATGTAGGTCGTCAGGTTCGCAGCACAGCACGGTTTTACAAAGGCACACAAACCCCCATAACAGCTACATTGCAAGTTTATGCTCCTGGCATGCCCGGCACTGCATGGACAGCCACTTTGAAATGCCCAATACCAGAAATTTAACCTAAATACATTATATGATGGATTGCACCACATCCCTGCCCACGTCAGCCTTTTATTCCACAAATTTGAGCACCATAGTGGATTCTTACTCCAGAATGGGTCAAAGAATTAGCAGATCCCTGGGTGCACCCATGGTGAGCATAGAGATTCACCAAGATCAACTGAATGAAAACATTGCCATAGCTTGTGAGATGTTCACCAAGTTTGCTGGATACACTCGAGAGTTTCTGGTGTTTGATTCTGATTTGTATGAAAAGGACAAAGGCATAAGACTGGATGCATTGTTTTCCATCTCCAAAGATTTCAATGCCAGATTGACCATGAAGAACGTTCCAGATGATGTGCGTGCAGCTTATACCATTGCAAAAATGATCATAGGGGACCCCAACAAGCCATATGTGTATCAAGTGTCTGACCCCAATGATCCAGACACTTTGAAACTTTTGAACAGCTATGATTATCTGGTGAGGGATTACAGAAAAGTTGTGTCAGTATTGGACTTTGAAGAAGGCAGCAGCACTGGTGTCAACACTCTGTTCACCATTGAACAGTCCTTGGCACAACAAACTTATTTTTCTTATTCCATGGGCAATTATGGTTTTGACTTGGTGAGCTGGTATGTGTTGAAGAACTGGTTGGACACAAGAGAGAAGATGTTGGCACTTCAAAGAAGCATAATGTTTGATGACAGGACTCAATACATGCGAATGGTGCCCCCACCCAAACAAGCATCCACTTCACATTTTTATGGAGTTGTGTCTTGTTATGTGGAAAGACCTCTGCAAGACATCATCAAAGAACCTTGGACGTATCAATATGCATTGGCTTTGAGCAAAATTGTGGTGGGCAACAACAGAGGCAAATATTCCAATGTGTCCTTGTTTGGAGGTGGTTCCATCAATTACAATGACATACTGTCTCAGGGGTTGGAAGAGAAAAAAACTTTGGAAGAAAGGCTGTACACCGGTGCCACTCCTGGGTTTGGAGATGCAGACCCTGTTGACTTTTTCGTGGGTTAATTAATTATTTAAATGGTTCACATTGAAAGAGACAAGAACAAGGGAGCTTTGGAATTGGAAGTTGCTCATAAACTGCAAGAAATTTTAAGCACCTTGGAACCACAAGGGCCACAGGATGTGAGCAAAAATGGTGTGTCGTTTGTCTCCATTGAAGATGCCATGAAAGAGCTTTTGGACATGGGAGTCAAAACATGAAACTGATCACCAAAAACCCGCGATTCAAACAAGGTGTCTTCAACCCCGCCAACAAGCAAAAATACAAAGGCAGAGATTTGCCAAGGTATCTGTCTTCTTGGGAGCTTAAATTGTTCAGGTTTTGTGATTGCAATCAAGATGTGTTGGAATGGGGATCCGAAAGCATTGTGATTCCTTATGTGAGTCCCATAGACAACAAAGTGCACAATTATATTGTGGATGCAGTGATAAAATTAAAAACGAAAGATGGTGTCAAGACCTTTTTGGTGGAAGTGAAACCTTACAAGCAGACCATAAGACCAGTGGAAAGATTGAAAAAAAACAACAAGGTCTCCAAATCTGTGTTGTATGAACAGTTGAACTACATAAAGAACCAAGCCAAATGGAATGCTGCCAGAGAATGGTGCAAAAAGAGAAACATGGAGTTCACCATATTGACTGAACACCAATTAAATATAAGAAAATACTTATAGTTGTAATAAATAATTTTATGGCATTAAGACTACTCGTGGAACAACCAGCTCAAGATGATCAATTTGATTACATTGTTGAAGAGCAAAACAACAACAAACCTGCTAACTTGTTCATTACAGGACCTTACATGCAGTGTGAGACCATCAACAAAAACAAAAGAGTTTACAGTGAAGGGGAAATGGACAGGGAAATTAACCGTTACATAAACGAAATGGTCAAGACAAAAAGAGCCATGGGCGAGCTCAATCACCCCACCAAGGCTGAAGTTGATTTGGAGAGGGCATGTCACTTGGTCGTTGATCTGAAAAAAGAAGGCAACACATATTATGGCAAATCCAAAGTGCTGACCACACCCACAGGCATGATTGTCAGATCATTAATTAATGACGGAGTCAAGGTGGGTGTGTCTTCTCGTGCTTTGGGCAAATTGACAGAACAATCCAATGGTGTGAACAGAGTTTCGGAATTCAGATTGGTGGCTGTTGATTGTGTGGCAGATCCTTCATGCCCTGCAGCATTTGTGAACGGCATACTAGAATCAAAACAATTTGTGTTGAAAGATGATGGCAGATTGGAAGAACATTATGATAGGTTTGCAGAATCTCTGTCCAATTTGCCCAAAAAAGATGTGGAAGTGTATCTCAAAGAACAAATATTGAGCTTTATATCAAAAATAAGCAGAGTGCTGTAATAAATAATAACATGGGAAAAAATAACTTGCTAGAAAAGAAATTAATTTCTCAATTTTTACTCAATCTCAACAGTAAGAATTACAACAATGCCCATAAATTTTTACGTAAAATTGTTGAGCAAAAACTTAACAAAAGGATAGAAAAATCCATAAATAATTTTTAAATATGACTATCACGGACTTACTCAAATCAGCAACTAGTGAGATTCTTTCTGAAGATGTTTTAAAAGAGATTGAATCCGCTTTCAACAAATCTGTTGACAACAAAGTCAAAGTGCATGTTGAAAAGGCCTTGCTGGATCAAGATTCAGATTATGCCAGCAAGTTGAAGCACTTGTTGGAAGTTGTGGACAAAGATCACACCAAAAAGCTTGTGAAGGTTGTTGAGGCCATTGATGCCAATCATAGTCAAAAATTGCAGCTCATTGTTAAGAAGTTCAACAAAGAATTGAACTCTGGAGCCAGAGGATTCAAGGACAACATGATCAACAATGTGTCCACTTATCTGGAAGCTTATTTGGACGAAACTGTGCCAGCAGCCAAACTCAATGAAGCTGTCAAATCCAAGAGAGCTCGTGTGGTTCTGGAACAAATTAAAGAAATTTTGGGCGTGGATTCCGCTGTTGCTAAGAAAGCTGTTAAATCAGCTATTATTGATGGTAAACGCCAAATTGATGAAGCTAATAAAAAGCTTGAAGCTGCTCAAAAAGAATTGCAGCATATTAAAGAAGACTATTCTTATGCCAAAGCCAGTTTGGTTTTGGAGAAAAAACTTACCGGGGTGGATGGTAAGAAGAAAGAATATCTGAACAAAGTAATGAAAGGCAAATCAGCCGAATTCATTAATGAAAACTTTAGTTATGCAAGCAATCTTTTTGACAAGTCGAAATCCGACAGGCTTCACACTCTCAAAGAAGAGGCCATCACAGGCACAGAATCACGCAAAGTGGATCGTCCTGTGATTGAAGAAGACGTGCAAGTGCAAAGCAATGATGCCAATGGCTTTGATGCTGGCTCATACATGTCTCCTTATCTTCAAGAGCTTAACAAGTTTTAATAGTTGAGGTAACCCCTGAATTAATGTCATGAAAACACTGGGTTTCATGGGTCGATAAAAAAGGAAAGGTAACATATTCTAATGCAAGTTAGACCTACTGAATCATATATTGATGAAACACGCGCAAAAATGCTCGTCGAAAAATGGGCACCTGTTCTGAACTACAGTTCAGACACAGTCAAGCCCATTGAAGATGATCACCGTCGTTTGAGCACTGCAATGCTTCTTGAGAACCAAGAGCAATGGTGCATCAACGAGGCCAACGTCGCTGGTGGCACAGGCTCCGTCTTTGGCGGTGCTTATGCAGCTACTAACGGTGCTGGTGGACAAGGTGGCGCTTTTGGTAACTCTTCACCTGCTGGTGACTGGTATGCTAAAGGCGATGCACGTTTGCCCAAGATTCTCATCCCAATGATTCGCCGTACCTTCC